ACAAATGACATTACGTAGGCTTCAAACAAGTCCTAATACACGTAAAAGAATCGGGGTTTAATTATGGAAATAGCAGTAGGTAATTTTTTATTATTAAACGGCACACAATATAAGTTTCAAAACTTTTTTATTAACGAAACTATTACATACGAAAGCAACGATTACTCTTTTGCACCGTTTGGATTCTCAGGCGTTTCAGTAAATAGAAATGGTGATGGGACTGAGTGTTCGATTGTTTTTCCTAATAACTCATTAACTAGAAATTGGGCTGATGAAGCTATAAAAAATAAATGGTTATGCAACATAAAAGTAATGATCTTAGACCCTACTGACAATACATCTTTTAACCCTATGCATACTTATCATGGTCGAATTATGGGCGGTCAATGGAACGAAATTAGTGTTACTTTATCTGTTGGGACTATTCTTGATTCTGTGGGGAGTGATGTACCTCAAAGACGCTTAACAAAATCATTAGTTGGAGATTTACCAACAAGTAGCGGTGTCAGATTGCAGTGATTTAATTGGTCTTAATTTTCGCCGTGGGGCTGATGGCTCTAATGGTGAAATAGATTGCATACATCTTTGTTATACGGTTTTAAAACGATTAGATATTGATACACCCCCTTTTGATACGTCTTGGTATGAAGCAAGTAAATTAACTATTTTCCGCGATCTTTATTCATGGGGGGTAAGAATTGATAAGCCTGCGTATGATGGAGATATAATTTTGATCCCTGCTAAGGGGTGGACGTTCGCGGTTTCATGGCAAAAAGGGATTCTCTATTGCAACCAATTTACGGGAAAAGTGAATTGGAGTTTGGCGCAAAGCTTCAAAAAACTTTATTGCTTCCGTTCGAGAAAGATTTAATACGCCTTATTGGATGTACTGAGGATGAATATAAAAAATTAGTATTAGAGGGAATCAAAAGAGCAAAGACAAGACCCGCTGAATATAAATTAATTCCTGATATTAAAAATGAAATTACAACAGCAGCATTTTTTACCAATTTAGCAATAAGTCTTGTTTTAACTGGTATATCAATGCTATTGGCTCCTAAGCCAAAGAAACCGCAAGCAATAGATCAAAGAACTTTAGATTCAATATTAGGCGGCACAAGATTTCTACCGACTAGGGGTTTTGAAAGTCAGGCAGAATTGGCAACCTTCGCGCAAGCTATCCCCATTATTTTCGGTAAGTACACAGGAACAACGGGCGGGATGTTGGTAGCGCCTCCCCTTGTTTGGTCACGGATGTTTTCACATGGATTACAACAAGGCGTAAAATTAATGTTTGCAGTTGGTGAGGCTGGAAAGGGTGAGCTAGTAAAACCAGACTTAGAGGGAATCTTTATCGGTTCAGGTGCGTTAGATGCAATCTTTGAAGATACTTTTGCGTTCTATTGGAAAGGTCAAAGCGTCAATAATAACTCAAGAATAAAAGCTGCTGATTTACAATATGGAACTAGGGGTAATGAATCGTCGGGTGATCCTGAAAACAATAATGATGTTTTTGCTTGTCCGACTCGCGATAGTTTGACCGACAAGGCGTTTTGCTCTACCCGTAGCCTTACCAATAATGCAGAATTTGGGGTTTATTCTCCTATTGTTAACGGAACCCCTTACAGAGTTAATTGGCGCGTAATTTCAATACCTAGTGATGATGACCCACAAAATACATTAAAAAAAGAGAGAGTAAAAATTGCAGGCGATAAAGGAGGAACAGTTTTATTTGAAGATGTAAAAGAATTAGGTATGGAGGGCATAGGCCGGAATTATTCAAGCCGGATGGGAATTACTAGAGTTAATACAACAACACTTCCAGAAAACGGCACAAGATTTACAGAGGTCGATATCGCTAAAGGCCAAACGATTGATTACACGATTAAGTCAGGTTCTATTGATGAGGTTTACGGCGATAACGTAACGGTTGACGATATAAATTCAGAATTAGATCAAAGAAGAATAGCGGCTGATGATGCTTTGCAATTAGGCGAGATATTTCAAATCGGGAAAACAACTTTTCAGGTCACAACAAGATCTTTAACGCAATGGAAACCAACAGGAAATGATCAAGTTATTACGCTTAAATGTATAGAAACAGATACTTCTGCATTTGGTACAAAGGTAGGTTTAGTTAATGCTGATTTATTAGGGCGTAGTTTTTATATTGCAGATATTGACGGCCCAGACCCAACCGATGACGGATATATCCCTAATACAGATTTTTATCCATTAGCAAGATCATCAACAGGAATTGTTAGAAATCAACGCCCTTGCGATGTAACAGAAATTGGTTTGCGTTCTAAGGTTTTCCAACGTTTAACAGGTCTTTGTAATTTCCAAAGCATCCCAACCCCTAGTCAATTAAAAACATTTGATAGCGATAAAGTTCAATTAACAAACGGAACAATTACAACATTTTTTAAACGTGCCTCAGTTTTTTCTATTTATTTTCGTGAAGTTGATACTTCAGTTTGGAATTTAGTTAATGGTACAGATAGCACTTTTGGAAGTTTATTTTGCGTGATTGGTAGCAACCCAACAGAGCAATATAATTCAATTCGATTTACTCACCCTGCGTTAAAAGCTTATGAATTTAAGTTCGTTCCTAGAACTGCAAGCTTTATAACTAAGCTATTGCCATCAACAAGAGTTGTAAGATTAAGTTCGTCAAAGGGTCAAATATCGGGTACTGTTCCCGGTGGTTTTGTTATTACTTTAAAAGGCGAAAAATTAACCGTAGCTGATATTTTAAGAAACGAAGAGTTAACAAATAAGCCAAGTTCTAACCCTTCAATCATTATTCGTAGCTATCCATCATCTGTTCAGATTCAAAGTTATCAGCCGGAAGATGTAGAACAAACAAAAATTACAAGCCTGTTTTATCAAGGTCTTTTTTCATCGCCTACAGGTTCACCCGATGGCATGAGAGATAGTTTTTGTTTTGAGGCTTTCGGTAATGCTGATAATTCAGGGATTCCAATAGGCGGGACAAAATATTTAACAGTACAAGAAACCTTACCCGGCAGTGAATGGGTCAAGATTCGGTATCACGCTAGAAGAATTGAACTTCCCTCTGGTTGGAAAAATCCAGAAACTAACTTTGATCGTAGGGATGGTCACGCAGAACATGGCGGGATCTTTAACCCTTATTTTGTGACTGAACATAAGTTTGGCAATATCAGCGGTTGGTCGTTCTATTGGAAAAATTGGGATCCATCGCAACCAACAAACCCGAACGTAGGTTCAACAAGCGAAGGTAATTTTTATACCATATACAAATCAAGTCCTGAATTAGTTGTTTTAGAAGTTGGTAATTATAGATATACAGTCAATACAAACGGCCCACAACCTGACGGAAGCCAAATGCCCGGTAATGGTTTTACCTATTGGGGCGTTACAAGACAGGAAAAAATAACACATTATGCGGCTAGTTCTGTTAATAGCTCATGGACTATTGATGATTATCAAGTAATAGATAGTTCTCAAGGTGGGTGGGCGTTAAATTCAACTATTTCTGTATCAAGAACAATTACAGGAAGTAACCCTTTCAAAATGGTTCCTAATGTTTCAGGAGGTTTGACAAGTTCAGGAATAAGTTTGACCGTTACAGGGATTGAATCAAGTGATAGAACAAAATCTATTATTCAAGGTTGGTATTATGAACTATTCGGGAATCCTGAGGCTTATTCAGCCGGAACAGTAAGAGAAGTAATTAAGACAATTTCAAACCCTAAAGATATACAAGTTAAATTAACTGCGACGGTAATGGATGACGGTGATCCTGAGTGGGATAACTTAGGGTATGATTCTTCTCTTGATGAATGGGGTTATAAAAACTTTACAGCCGAGGTATTACAAAACTCTAATACGGCGACGAATTGGGAAGTAGGAGAAGAATTTTTTATTACTGAATCTGGAGGCGGTGGAGGATGGACACCTTATGAATCATTAGGCGCGAAATTTAGGGTGATGGGTATCAGTTCAACAAGTTCAGGCGGTGAATATTCTGCTGATAGAGAATTTGAAAATTTAACGCAAATATCAGATATTAGTTTTTATGGAAATTTAATCGAAAAATCAAATCAAAATGAGCCTGAACATTCCATCGTATTTATCAACGAAACTGTAAGTAATGCAACTGCGCCAACATACAAAAACATGGCAACGGCGGGTTTAGCTTTAAAAGCATCAAGGCGTTTTACTGCTTTAGATCAGGTACGCGTTTGGTTATCAGAAGGAATCAAAGTCAAATTAAATCACCCTGACGATTCAGGTAATGGCGCAAGTAATTTATTTACTGATCTTGTCTATTATTTATTAACTGATACGACGGCGGGAGCTGGAACGGTACTTGGTTCAACTGATGATCTAATTAATACAACTGATTTAGCAAATACATCAAAATTCCTTAGAAGAAACTCTTTATTCTTTGACGGTGCAATTGATCAACCTGTAAATATTCGCCAATGGATAGCAGAAAACGCGCCTAATTTTCTTTGTAGTTTTGTTTTGTCTGATGGGCAACTTTCCTTAAAGCCTGCGTTACCTGTAACACCCGGCGGGGATATATCAACAGGCGCGGTTACTGTTAAACAACTATTTACTAGCGGGAATATTATTGAGGATTCATTTGAATTAAATTATCTGGGAGCCGAGGAAAGAGAATCTTTTAAGGCAGTGTTGCGTTACAGGGAAACTAAAAAGAATCAATTACCCAAAGAGGTAGTTACTACGGTTAAATATAAAACCAGCCCTGAAACAGAAAGCGTTGAATCCTTCGATCTTAGTAAGTACGTTACGCAAACAAATCACGCCCGTTTAGTTGGTAAATATTTCCTTGCCTTACGTAAGCACGTAACCCACACAATCGCATTTAAAACAGCAGCCTTTGGTTTAGATCTTGGGGCAGGCGATTATATAAAGGTAGTGACAGAGGCAAGCCCATATAGTGCGGCGAATAATGGGGCAGTATCAACAACAGGTGAGATAACAAGCGCACAAACATTAATTGATGGTTTCTATAACGTTCTTTATTATTCCCCTGCCTCTGATGACGTAGTAAGCGGTTCAATGCAAGTAACCAATATGACAACAAGCGATTCAACTTTCTTTAATACGATATTTACGATTGAATCAACGGTTATTAGTCAAAACATATATTTAGTTGAACAGCTAACACTAGACCAAGACAACACCGTTTCTATTGTGGCGAGTGAATTTCCTTGTGATGATAATTCTGTTAGTAAAATGGCTTTAGATATAACTGACGATTCTAAGTTCACTTTTGATTCTTAAATGGCCTTTCCTACCCTTTCCCCTAATCGTCGTCAATTTGACCCCGGTTCATATCCTGTTAAAACGTTCACTAATCAGTCAGGCGCAGAACGCCGGATTTTATACGGCAATAAGAGAACAGGGATGAAACTACAATTGAGATACGAAAACATAACTGATAGTCAGGCAGAGGAATTTAATACGCACTTTGATGATCGCTTTGGTAGCTACTCAACCTTTGATCTACCTAGTGAAGCAAAATCAGGATGGGACGGCTCAACAGGCACTATTGACGCACCCGCGCCGAATAAATGGAGATATGCAACAGCCCCCTCTATTGTTCAAATTAAGAAAGGAATTAGTTCTGTTACTGTTGATTTAATCGGTGTCCTATAGACTGCTATGTAAACGTAGTAAAAGGTAATGGCCAAACCATATACAGGAAGCGATGCAAGTCTGTTATTAGGAACAGAGGAACTTGCAAAGGTAAAGCAATATTCATTTTCTGCTAGTGCGGGGCTTTTAGAAACAACATCACTTGGAGATTCAACGCGTACATTTACGCCGGGGTTGCGTACTTATACAGGTAGTGCAACCTTGATTTATTACAAAGACGATGATAATTCAAATGATGCAAGCACATTATTAAAAAGCATTATTAACACTAATACGTCTGGTTTAACGTCAAGCGATACGAAAGCATTAACAATGCGTTTAACTGACGGCGCTACAAATGGCGATGTAGCAATGAATGTATATATAACGGGTGCTAATTTTTCAGCATCACCGGGGGAAATTTTAGAAGCGCAAATATCTTTTCAAGCAACAGGCGATTTAAGTACCGTTACTATTTAAAACCATGAGTATTCATATCGGAAGTTTTGGGCGCGTAATGCTTCAACGCAAGTTTGGAGATACAGAACTTTTATCGATTGTTAATCCTAGTGATGTAAACGCAACAAAAAAGCGATTTAGTTTTGATTTTGATCAAGGTATTTTATTAACAGGTGATCAGATAGAAATAACAAGTACAAACAATGCTGTATTAGCTTTTATTAGCGCTTCAGCATGGGCAAATAATACACAGCAATCCTCTTTTAAAGCTTTTATACATGTCGACGAATTAGGTGGTATTCGCTTCTATTCAAGTTATGCAAATTCAATTAATGGAGGGTCTACAAATGCAATTTCACTATCTTCTATAAGTTCAAATATTCCAATAAAAGTCAAAGTTGCAAACGCAATATCAAGAATATTAGGTCAGGTAACAAGTTACGAATTAAACCTAGTAAAAGAAAATGTTGATTTAACTGTTTTAAGCGATCAATACAGAACAAGATATAGCACCCTTGCGAGTGGTTCGGGTCGTATTACTTGCGCTTGGGATTACAAGGACACAACGGGAGGGGGTGAATATGATACGCCTCAATATCTAATAGACCTAATCAATAGAACAAAAGTTGGGTCAGAATTTGGCGCTCATTTATTTTGGAAAACAAGCGGTTATAACCCAGACAATACAGCAGGCGCAACGGATGACATTATTTATTTTGATGTTAATGCAGTACTAACGAGCGTTGTTTCTCAAGTTAATGTATCTGCGCCGATTGATATGACGGCTGAATTTATCACAACTGGAAAAGTAGAAATAAAAGTTGCTACGGCAGCAGAGTACAAATTACTGCAAGAAGATTCAGGCTTAATCAGACTAGATCAAGATGCAACTGCTAACCTACTCGTAAGTACTGAATAAATCCTACTAAGGATACGTATTAGCATGGCAGACCTAAAAATTAGTGAGTTAAGCGCCTTATCTGGTAGCGACTTAGCAACTGGAGATCTTTGGCCTGTAGTTGATGTAAGTGGATCGGAAACGAAAAAAATAACTATTACTGATGCTTTAGGAAATGGTATTAACTTGATTGCTGACGGGACAATTTTAGGGGCAAAGATTGTATTTAGTGCGGGTCAAATCGCGGGAACTTCAGTTGCAGATCTGGGAATTTCAACAGCAAAAATAGCAAACGATGCAGTCAGCGGTATAAAACTAGCAAATGGAAGTACGGCGCAACTTGTAACAGACTTGCCTAGTAGTGGTGATTATGTTGGTCAATTAGCAATAGAAACAGATGCATCACATACAACCTACGCATGGGATGGTTCAGCATGGCAAGCAATAAGAGCATCAGGTTCAATCAATGCAATTAATGGTGATACAACTTCTGTTATTAATATTGCTATTGCAAGTAGTGGAACGACAAGAACAATTAGCGCTAGTATTGATGACACAACTGCGGCAAGTCAATTTTTAGCAGGGCCAACATCAGGAGCCGGGCCAGTAGCAGCTAGAGCAATTGTTGGGGCAGATTTACCACTATCAACGGCTAGTTCTCAAGGGGCCGTCAAGGTATCAGGTGAAGGTTTGAGAATGGATAATGGAGTACTTGAAATTGATAATGACGTTACAGCTAGTTCAAATCATCATTTAGTTACCTACACGGCAAAAGGAACTGTTAGCGGTGGTCGTGCAATACAAAGTAGTGATTTAGTTGCAGCGACATCATCAGCGAAAGGGGCTGTAATTCCATCGTCAAGTCATTTTAATGTTGATGGATCAGGTAATTTAACCCTTGCAAATGCAACAACAGCGGGAACTTTTACGAAAGTAACGATAAATACAGCCGGGCAAGTCGTTACAGGCGCGGTTTTAACTGCAACTGATTTACCTAATCATTCAGCCACTTTATTAACAGAGGGAACTTTAGACGTTGGGCGCTTTGCTACAAATTCAATAACAGGTAATAAATTAGCTAATTCATCTGTTTGTCAATTTAGCGGTGCAACCTCTACAACAGGCGTTGTTCAATTTCCTAGTGGTGGTGGAGAATTTACAGGTCAATTTTTCTACGACTTAACAAATGATGATTTATACGTTTACGACGGGAACGCATGGCAACCCGTAACGATTACATCGGGTGAAATTATATTTTCTGGAACTTATAACGCTTCAAATAATCAGATTACTAGCTTAAGCGCAGCGGGTACGGCTCAAGGTTTCAGCGTTGGATCAGCCTTGGCTGCTGCGAGTGCTGCAAATAATAGATATTATTTCGTTTGCGATACATCTGGAACAGGTACAAGTCCAGCTCCAACGGAACAAATTAACCCCCCTGATATGATCCTAAGTAATGGGTCAGCGTGGGAAAAACTCGACATCTCGGGGTTCATAGCAGGGCAAACAGCTTCAAATATTACTGTTACGCCAAACTCAGGTTCAGGCGGTGGTATTCACAATACAAACGTTCAATCAGTCTTAGAAGAATTAGACACAGAGAAATTAAATAAAACAGGTGGCGTTTTATCTGGTTCGTTAACTCTCAATCAAAGTTCAAATTTAATCTTTGAAGGGTCAACACCAGACGACTACGAATTAACGCTTTCGACAATTGATCCGACTGCTGACCGTACTATTAATTTTCCGAATCAAAGCGGAACAGTTTTAGTTTCTGGTAATGCTTCTATTGCAAATGCTGATGTAGCAGCGAACTGCGCTCTTGATTTTTCAAAATTAGCAACGTTAGCAAGCGGTAAATTATTAGTTGGTTCATCTGGTGGAGTTGCAACAAGTGTCAGTCTTAGCGGTGACGCAACGCTATCTAATACAGGTGTTTTAACTGTTGCGAACTCAGCAATCACAAACGCGAAAGTTAGCAGTAGTGCAGCGATTGGACTTAGCAAGCTTGCTACTGGGGCATTGCCTACAGCTATCACCGTTACTAATGCAAACGTTGTTGGATCGGCTGCTATTGCGGGAACAAAGATCGACCCCGCGTTTGGTTCTCAGGCAATCAGTACAACAGGAAATTTAACGCTAAACAATCAAGCTGATTTAAGGCTAGGGGATAGTGATGGGTCACATTATACGGCGATTCAAGCAGCGGCAACGATAACAACAAATCACACTTACACCCTGCCTTCTTCTTTACCAAGTGCTAATGGTCAGGTCTTATCGTCTACTACTGCGGGTGTTTTAAGTTGGGCAACTGATTCACTACCTGATGCTTCAGTTACAGCAGCAAAGATAGCTTCTGGTTATCAGTTAGTTACTACAGATGGACAGAAGAATACTGTTGTCGGAACTAGTGCTGGTAATTCATTTGACGGTACAAATGCAGAGCGTAATACTCTTATAGGTTATAACGCAGGAACAACTATTACGACTGGAGATCAGAATACTGCTATTGGTGTATTTTCTTTATACTTAAATACTACAGGTAGTCATAACACAGCCGCTGGAGAAAACGCTTTATCATATAATACTACTGGATCAAGTAACACTGCTATAGGTGATGAAGCATTAGAAAATAATACAACTGCTTCTAATAATACTGCTGTTGGTAGACAGGCACTAGAAGCAAACACAACAGGAACACAAAACACAGCAGTTGGTACTGATGCTGCTGATGCAGTAACCACAGGAAGCTACAACACAGCAGTTGGTTATAACGCTTATGGTGCTGCTACAACAGGAACATTCAACATGGCTTTTGGTAATCAAGCTATGGGAGGTGGAGTTGTAACAGGAACTAGAAATACTGCTTGCGGTAATGGTCCTTTATATGATCTTACTAGTGGTACTGATAACGTTGCTGTTGGATATGAGGCTTTAAAAGCAAACACAACAGGAGGAGCCAATGTTGCTATTGGTTCAAATGCTTTGCTTCTTAGCACAACTGCTTCTAATAATACTGCTGTTGGTTATAAGTCATTAGAAGCAAACACAACAGGAGATAATTTAGTTGCCGTAGGTAGGTATGCTCTTAAAGATAACACCACAGGAGTTAATAACGTAGCAATTGGAGTTACTGCTTTAGAGCAAAACACAACTGCAAACAACAATACTGCTCTTGGATATGCTGCCTTAACATCAAACACAACAGGAACGCAAAACACAGCCGTTGGTGCTTATGCAATGGATGTAACCACTACAGGAGGTTACAACTCAGCATTTGGTGTAAATGCTTTAGGTGACAATACAACGGCATCTTATAACACAGCACTAGGTAATGCTGCTTTAAATAGAAACACAACTGGAAGCAATAACACTGCTATTGGTTATGCTGCTTTACAAGAAAACACAAGTGCAGATTTTAATACTGCTGTTGGAGCTACTGCTTTAGATAGTTGTACAACTGGTAGTACAAACTGTGCTTTTGGAAATGGTGCTTTAAATGATGTAACAACAGGTTCTTACAACATTGGAATAGGGTCCAGAACTGGAGGTTTTTCTACTACTTTAACCACTGGTAATTACAATATATTGATAGGAAATGACGCACATACTAATGGTGTAAATGCTGCTCATCAAATAGTTATTGGAAGTAATGGAGATCAAGGAAAAGGAGACAATACAGCATTCATCGAGCCTAATGGTGGAGGTATTTATGCAGGTAATAATAGTTCTTCTCTATTAACAACATCTGATAGACGAATTAAGAAAAATATAGTTAACAACACAACTGGACTTGATAAAATAAATCAAATTACAGTTCGTAATTTTGAATATAAAACAGAAGACGAAATTATTGCAGATTCTCCAGAATTAAGTGGTGTAGCTGAATCTGCTGCAATAAAGAGGGAAGGTGTTCAACTTGGCGTGATTGCACAGGAGATTGAAACTATTCTCCCTGATGTAGTAAAAACAGAATCAACGGGTGTTAAAAGTGTTGATCCAGACAACATCACTTGGTATCTTGTAAACGCAATTAAAGAACTATCCGCAAAAGTCGCTGCCCTCGAAGCAGGGTAGAATTTAACCATTCACTTTTATCCTCATGGAAGAAAGAACAGCCGATGAAGTAGCAGCAATTTTTTCTGCTGCTGGAGATAGCGTTACTGTTATCGACACTCCTCAAGGTTCAGATGAAACTGAAGCAGATTTCAAAGACAAGATTCAAAGGAACGTAGATCACCTTGAAATTATCAAGGCTTATAAAAAGACAGATGGAACAACTTCGATCTGGACTTCTGAAGACTTTACTGCTATTGATGCGGCAATCACCAAAGGCAAAGGATTAGTCTAAAAAACAGGTCAGGCGTTAATTGCTACTTTGACATATTGGGGGTTGACTCTATACTTAGACGTAGTAATTACAATTCAATGCCTGACACAAATTTGGTTAATGAGAAAAAAGCTTTATTAGATGAAGCGAAAGCAATTGAAGCTAACGCTAATGCAGAAATAAAAGCAATACAGGAAAGGCCTGAAATAGTAAGTGCAAATGAAGAAATTCAAGCTATACAAACAAAGGCACAAGAAGAGTTATTACCAAAGAGTGAAAGGATTAAAGCTATTAACACTGAACTATTAGCTGAAATTGATAGAGAGGCAGGAATCGTAAATGATTAGGATTTTAACGCTTGTAAACACAGGGGTGTTAATCGGTCTTATTGGTGGCGGGGCTTTTGTTTTCTCACAACGAACAAAGTTTGTGAACAATATGCTTTTTACAATTCAAGATCAAGTGATTGAGAATATACAAAGCAGCATTAACCCACCATTACCAAAGGCTACAGGTAATGTCCTCCCGTTCTGAATTTCCATATTTAAACGCCCTGTTAGGTCTTGGCTTAATAGGGTCTAATTTCTTTTCGTTATCCTTGTTATCTAAGGCTAATAATGGCATCCCTGATTTAAGTCGCCTAGCCACTACTAACAACAGCTCGTCACAAATGCGATATACAAAGGACGGGGAAAAATTAGATGTGGTGATGACTTTAAATATGCATAATCCTAAAACAACATTATTCTCGGAAGAAAAAACAAAATGGTCGGGTAAGACTGATTATTCACGCCGCGAATATATTGCCCATGTACCAACACAAAAAGAACAAGAAATAGACCTTAGATGTTTTGAAGCTTCCATAACAGGCAAAAATAACGGTGGCCTTGTTGGAGCTGGAGTCGCAACAGCAGCGGGAGCATCAAAGCTTTCTAACGTACCGATTATTGGATTTTTATTGGAACCATTCGCGAGAAACCGCGCTCAAAAAATAGGGCAAAACGTAGGGGCAAGCTTGGGAAAAGATTTATCTGACTGTTAATTAGTGACAGAGATTCGAGAAATAAAAGTAAGAGAGGTTCCTACGTGGTCAGTTGATGAAACAATAAGCAACCCAATAATTCCATCGTTAACTAATCAAATACGTTTTGAAGGATTCCCCGCAATTCGTATGCCCGGTTGCGTTCGGACTAGGACGGTTAGAAATAAAGGCTTAATTGATAAAGATCCAAAGGGCAATATTTTGATTTGCGACGGGCCTGTTTTTGAAATGCCTACGTTTAGTGTAGATACCCTTTCAGGTCAAGAAGAACAGGTCAAAGAAAAACCAATATTAACCCCACAAATAAGTAATATTCCAGAAACAAAGAATCCAAATAAAAAGAAGAAAAAACAAAAGAAAGAACAAGAAGAAAGCGGAGAAGATTTCGGCAATAATGATTTTAATACTGATCTATCAAATCTTAATTTAGATCAAAAAGCAAAACTTGAATTACCTTGTCCACGGCCCGGATCACCCCCGCCCGGCGCACCGTCAAAGCTAGGAAATAAAGTTGTTTTACGCTATGAAAAGAACGGTGAATTATGTGAAACTATTTATCAAGATAGAGCGTTATTTGATGTCATTAATTCATATGTCCCGCCCCCTACTACTTTGGCTTCAACGGCGTTAATTGCTACTACTTCCGTTGTAATGGTCACGGCTTTTGGGCAACCGTTAGCAAAGTTTTTACAGGGCAAAATTAAAGGGCAAGTTAAATCATTTAGTAAAAAAATAACAAAGAAGCTATTAGCTCTACGTGGTAAAAAACCTAAGATCCTTTCTGTTTCTGAACGTCGGAAGGCTCAACGTGATCGATAGAGTGCTTATGTTGAATTAATACCCCGCTAGGCGTAGTAAGCAAGACGTCAGAGCATACAACAAAGCTAGGGCTATCCTCTGCGAATACATAGCCTAGTTTTTTCTGAGCCGCGCAATGCTTAAGCCTACTGAGTGAATAATCTAATTTTTTTGCTTTCACTGCCATATCTAAAAATTCAACTCTTTTTTGCATTGCTTGTTTACATCGTTTAACGGCTTCCCTATCTAATGGCATTGCAATGGTCGCAGTTATACCAAAATTCCTAGATAAATTATTTTTGGGTTGTCCCGTTCTTACTTGTTTTTGGAAGAGGACGGAACCGGGATTAAGTAAATTTCCATCGCCATCAGTTGAGTCGTCGTAGATATTCTCCATATAAAAAGGTTCATAGGGATCTTTCCAACTATTCACATTTGCAACGAAAGGATTAATAGTTAATGTTGTACCGCTGCATCTAATCCCGTCGCCTAATTCTTGATACATAAAAGAGCCTGTCTGAACCTGAATACCTTGATTCACTACGGAACCTTGACTGGAGCTAGAAGGAGAGGCTACAACTGTGGAGTTGGCATTAACTTGTTTACAATTAAACGTTAAAAGTAAGAGTATTAAATAATATTTTTTCATTGAAGAAAAACACTCACACTCTCAACGATGCTTTCAGTAGTAGTTGTCCTGTTTATATTGGTGACATTCGACAATGATGGAGATAGTAGGCTTTCAGAAAAATTAAAAGATCCGCCCGGTGTTGTCAGTTTCCAGTCAGGTTTAGTTGATGCGTCTATGCCTGTCCATTGAAAAGTTACCCCGTCTACTGTCTGAGCATCTAATAAGGTCGCTTTAGGGCTGATCATATCGCCATTAACAGGCTCTATACCTGTCCCTGAAACGGTGTATTGATACCCACTTGTATAATCAACCGACGAAATCGACTCAACAACTACAGTCTTAACCTCTTGCCTAGAATTTAAAGTACCAGAGGAGAACTGAGGCGTCACAACATTTGCATTTGCTTTTACACCTAACAGCAAAAATAAAAGTAGAAACTTATTTAAGGACACTTAACTCAGATACAGTTTGCAAGACCACATCACTACCCGGCCCGCCGCCTGTTCCTGTAACTAAATGTTCAGACGTTAATGTAATAGATCCCGGTGTATGGCCTCCAGCTCCCGTCGTGGTTGTTGTCCATGCTGGCAGCGATCCAACCGTACCATTAGAAACGGTCGTTGCACTTGGGATAGCGTCGCCTAATTGGAACGATT